CCCCCGAACTCGACGCCGGCCGCGTTGCGCTGCGGGAATGAGAGGTGATAGCCCGCCGTGAGCATCTGGTAGAGCGTCGCGGCGTAGGTCCGCAGCTGGTCGCGGACGTGCTCGTGCTCGGCCTCGGCGCGCGGCACGTTGCGAAGCTCCACGACGGGGACGACCCCGAGGCGGTTGGGGCCGCCCTCGCCCTCGATGATCCTCCACCGGGGCGCGGCCTGGCCCTCTTCGTACTTCTGCTCGGTGCGCCACCACTCGACGCGGTCGGGCAGGTAGAGGACCGCGGTGCGGCGACCGTCGTCCTCCGCCCAGACCTTCATCGCGGCGGTGCGACGGCGGCGGTCGGCGACGTCGTGCTCGACGACGACCTGGAGCGGGTCCTCCGTCGTGATGAGCGGGATCCCGGGCGCGACCTGCACGCCCAGCGGGTTGACGATGACGGGGCAGATCCCGACGGAAAGCATCTCGAGGTGCGCCTCGGACGACGCCGCCTCGAGCGTGTTCTGGGTCCACAGCTCCCACGCCATGTCGCTGCCGTCGTCGTCATCCCACAGCGTGAAGCCCTGCACCGACATGCGCTGCTCGACGGCCTCGACGACCGACTTGGCGAAGTTCGCGCGCAGGTTCTTGAAGGCCTCGGCGAACGTTTCGCGATGGGCGTCACTCGCGAGCCGCCACGTCTCGTTCTGCCCGAGGTAGTACCCCCGGAGCTCGCGAAGGCGCGTGTTGCGTGTCTGCATCCGTCGCAGGAGCCGGGCGAGCCACCACTCGGATGAACCGACCGGGAACGCGTTCTCGACGTTCTCGAGCACCGCCGCCGGCCGCGACTCCTTCGGCTGGCCGGTGGTGAAGAACGTCTCCGCGGTCGTCATAGTCCGCGCACCCTCCGTGAGGGCGGACGGAGCTCGGGATCCATCGCGCGTCCGACCGCATGGATCAACGCGAGGGCCGCCTCGATCCGTCGACGCTTGCCCACGGGCGCGACAGGCAGGACAGCCGTGACGGCGCCGGTCCTGACCTCCTTGCCGACGACATGCCCGACGTGGCGGCCGAGGTCCTCGCCGTTCCACTCCAACCGCTTCGCGCGCACCAGGTCGACGACCAGCTGGGCACCGGGGAGGAGCACCGCCTGGCTGTCCGGGCGCGCCACCATGACGAGGCCCTTCGCCTCGAGCAGCTGGCGCGATCGCTCGAAGAACGAGCCGTGGTACGTCACCTCCGGGCCCGGGCGCTGACGGACGACCTTGCGGCCGCCGGGCGTGAACTGCACGCTCGCGATGACGCGGCCCCGGTAGAGGTGGGCCCACTCGAGCAGCTTCGCCTCGACGTCGGCCAGGCTCAGCACGTCGCCCTCCTCGAGGTCGTCGGCCTCGAACGCCTCGCCCTGGACGACGACCGAATGGCCGCGGCGCTGCGCGATCGCGACGCCCGCGCTGCGCCCGTCGCGGGCGACCCGGACCGACGCGTACGCGGGGTCGAGCGGCCGCAGCTTCGCCTCACCCTCGAGCCCCTCGAAGAGATCCTCGTCCATCCACGGATCCGACGTCCCGCCCGACGGCTGGTTCAGGTAGTAGCGCCGGCACCACTTCTCGCCCTTCGGCCACTCGGACTGGTAGAAGCTCCAGGACACGGTCACGTTGGCCGACGGGTTCGCCGCCTCCCAGACGGCCCGGTCCTGCCAGTCGGCCCCGTCGGGCGCCTTGACGCAGTAGAAGTAGAACGTCGGGTCGGAGGACGGGTCGTCCTGGGCGGACCGGCCGCGCTCGTAGAGGTCGACCCACACCTGCTCGGGGTCGTCCTCGTCCTCGCCCAGCGTGCTGATCGAGACGAAGAGCGGGTTCTTGCGGGCCGCGCCGGCGTTCGTGATGACGCCGTGGACCTTCTTGCCGCCCTCGCCCTCCCACTCGTGGACCTCGTCGAGGACGCCGAAGTGGAGCGACGGGCCATCGTTGGTGCCCGCCTCGGCCGCTACGCGCTCCAGGCGCGAGCCCGGGATGCTCGGCACCTCGATGACCAGGTCGCCCACGTGGCGCGGCGTCACCAGCTGCGAGAGGACCGGGGACTCGAGCAGCATCGTCTGGCCTGCCCGGAAGCTCAGGCCCGCCTGCTTCAGCGAGCCCGCCGCGAAGACGCCCTTCGGGCTCGGCTCGCCGTCGCCGATCAGGAGGTAGAGCGCGATCGCGGCCGCGAGCTCCGTGTTGTGCGTCGGGACCATCGCCCGACCGGCGAGGTAGAGGTGGCTCGACGAGTCGACCTGGATGCAGCGCACCGCTACTGATGGGACCGGCTCGATCGACGTGATGTAGCGCGACTCCGAGCGCCGGCGCATCGTTGCGCCCCGCTGCTGGCGCTCGAGCTTTCTGGCGAGCCGGACGACGGGCATCCCGATGGGCGGGAAGAACTGGATCCGCCACTTCGGGCCGACGTCGCGACCCTCGAGACGTGCCCGCGACTCGGCCGTCCGTGGCTTCATCCCCAGGCTGCGGACGAGCTCGAGCACTCCGTCGGCGAGGACCCGGCGCGTCGTCGTGAACTCGCACTGCCCGCGGCGCGAGACGTAGCCGTCGGTGTCCATCAGGCCCTGGAGCAGCGAGAGACGCTGGCTCACGCTGGCCCGCAGGTAGGCCTGCGGGATCCGCTTGTCCCCGAACAGGCCCTCGCGTCGCAGCAGTTCGCTGAGCGAGCCCGGTCGATGATCCGTGACCCCGATCCCCCTGGTCGTCGAACCGCGACCCTGCTCGATGCGTTCGCTGGTCCGATAGCCGTCCGCTTCGATCTGCCGCAGGACCTCCTCGTCCGCGGTCGTCAGGCGCGCCGAGCGGCTGTTGCCGGCGCCCAACCAGGCCCCCAGCGTGTACGGCGCGATCGGCAGGTCGGCCGCCGGCGTATCCAGCGGGCTCGCCAGCGGGATCCGGAACCGGTGCCCGTTCCCGACGTCGGTGCGCCCGACCATCTCCGCCGTCGTCAGGACCGTCGGCTGGGCCCAGCGCGGCTCGACGTACCACCGGTGGTCGGCATCCGCCACCAGCGAGCTCCCGTCGTTGAACGTCACCCGGTAGCAGTCGTGGCCCAGCATCGCCTGCGTCGCGTACGTCACGCGACTGGGCCGGCCGGCCTCGTCGAAGACCGTGTCGCCGACGCTGAGCTCGCCCATGATGGTCCAGCCCGAGGGCGTCGCGATGGGAGTGTCGAACGCCAGCGCCTTGCCCTGTTTCTTCGGCAGCGTGATGAACGCCTGGCGGAACCGTCGCCGCAGGCCTTGTCGGAAGGTCCGTCGGGAGAGGCTCGGCTGCCCGGGTACCGGCACCCATTCCTCGTCCTCGACGAGCGTGAAGAGCTCGAGCAGCAGGCGCTTCTGCCAGAGGAGCAAGCGGAAGGGCTGGCCGCGCCACTCGCCCTCCGTGTGGACGAGGCACGCCTCCATCCAGTCGATGACCTCGAAGCCGAGCGTGAGCAGGCGTGGCCGCTCGAGGACCGGCTTCGACGGCAGGATCAGGGCAGAGGTCATGCGGGCTCGAACCCCTCGGCCCACGCCTCCGCGGTCGGGTCCTCGTCGCGGTGCCGGCGTCGCTCATCGAGCAGCTTCCGCAGCTGCTCGGCGGTGAGCGCGCCCTGCACGCCGGCGAGCCCGAGCCGGACCTCGCTGTACGGGGTCATGCCGAACTCGACCTCGGCCCGGTGGATGCGCTGGTCGAGCTTGTCGACGAGCTCCGTGCTCGGGTGCCGGGTGATCTGCCCGGTCGAGCCCTCGGCGAGCCACGGCCGTTCCGGGTAGAGCGCGCCAGGGACGTGCGGGACGACGTTGCCCTCGTCGTCGACCTTCGCCTTGCGCGGCCGCAGGTCGGCCTGGAGCCGGTTCCAGTGGTCGACATCGCGGATCCACCGGATCAGCCGGCTCATCTGCGCCCCGCGGTCCACGCGGCTGGCCGCCCGCGAGGTCCAGAAGGCGTCCCACGTGGCGCGCGTCATGGCCAGCAGGCCCGTGGGCGCCGGCGGGACGTCGGTCACCAGGCGCGCCTGCTCGGCCGCCTCCTGGCGTCGCTCGTAGATCGCCACCGCGGCGGCGGGCGTGACCGGCTCGCCCCGTGCGTCCCGGATCGTCGGCAGCGGTCCTCGCCGTCCCATCACGCCTCAGCGCTTCCTCCGATGTGCCCGGTCGTGCAGCGACTGGCGCGCATTGCACGCGCCGCACAGACCGATGAGGTTGTCCCGGTCGAATCGCGCACCGCCGTCCTCGAACGCGACGATGTGACCAGCGTGGAGCTGGTCGAAGCTCGGGATCGGCTCCCGGCAGCGGCCGCACACCAGCCCGTGCCGGCGCACCCATTCCGCGCGGAATGCCCGGCTCGTCCGGCGCCACCGCCTCTGGTCGTACAGCGGAGCCCGGGCCCGTCGACGGAAGCGCGCCCCGAAGCCGGCCCCGTGACGCGGGTCGCCGCAGTTGCCCGAGGCGTCCGTCGTGGGGTTGGAGCAGCGTGTCCCGTCGGGCAGCTTGCCGGTGCAGATGGTCGGCACTCACGCCGGTCCCTCGGACGGGGCCGGTCGGTCCGGGTCGTCCACCGGAGGGAACGCCGGCGCGAGCGCGCGCTCGAGCTTGCCGACCATCCGCTCCGTCTCGTGCATGAAGAGGCGGTCGAACATCCCCCCGGCCTCCTTGCCGAGCACGCCGTCCAGCCCCTCGGTCGCGACCTGGCGCAGCCGCTGGAACGGGGCGTGCAGGACCTCGTGCAGGAGGTTCCGCTGCCGCTCCGGAGGCGAGTCGTCCCAGAAGCCGCTGTGGACCCGGACCTTCACTCGCTCGGCGTGGTCGGCCATCCACGACGAGGCCAGGCCTTCCTCGTGCGGCGGCTGGTCGGGCTCGAACTCGACCTCGTAGTCGCGCATGCCCAGTTGGTCGTACGCGACCCGGAGCCAGGCCTCGATGGTGGCCACTCGTGCCGGGCTCATGGCACCGCCACGATCGCGGACGGCGCGACGATGAGCTTGCCGGGACCGCCCTGGGATGCGTCCGGGTAGCGCACGACGGTGCCGCCGCCGGCGACCTGGAGCGTCCAGGCGTAGACGCGGTTCGCCTCGAGCGCGGCCATGTTGGCGGCCGGCACGTTGAACCGGATCGTGCCGAGCGTGGCTGCGCCGACGAGCGCGATCGTCCCGCCCGCCAGCGTCGCAGTCAGCACCGCGTCGACGTCAGCGTCATCGACCCGCCTCTTCGCCATCCACGTCAGCGCCGCGCCGGTGAGGTCCGTCGGCGTGCCGTCGCGGTTCGTGATCGCGAGCGGCTCCTGGAGCGTGGCGCCCACGACGGCGCGGAGCACGACGGCCCTCGAGAAACCCCGCTGGGCGAGCGCATCCATCAGTGCAAGGCCGTCAGGCCGCCGAGGGCGTCACGGGGCCGCCATCCGCCCGAAACGGGCGTGCACCGCCGGCGTCCACGTGAAGTCATCGGGCGATGTACGTCCCTGCGGCACCTTCATGTCGAAGAACATCACCGCCTCGATCCCCTCGACCTCCTGCCACGAGCCGAGCCAGGGGGCCCGGCCGCGGCGCCCGATGAGACGGCCCGTCTCGAACACCCAGCGCGGCTTGCCCGGTGCGATGCGATCGAGCTCGCGCACCCGGGGCCGGCACGCGACGGGCGGCAGCGGGTCGTCCTCCTTGCGGCTGAAGAGGTCGAAGCCCACGACCTGGCAGGCGTCGTCGCCCGGGTAGAACTCGGCCATGGCCTCCACGACCGCTGTCGTGCAGTAGGCGACGCGGACGTCCCCCTCGTCGCGCAGCAGGCCCGACACACGGCCGAAGGTC